CCGTAGAGCCGATACCGTACACCGAGTCTGACAATGCTGCCGGAGGCACAACCGTAACCATAGCTTAAAGGAGGCCTGTAATATGGCGGTAAACAAGATTATATACAACGGGGAGACACTGGTAGACCTGACAAGTGATACAGTCACCGCCGATGATCTAGCCGCCGGTGTGACCGCTACCGGGGCTGACGGCAAGCCGTTAGTAGGCCTGCTGCCAAAGGTTACCATCGACACGGAGCTGTCGACTACCAGTACCAATCCGGTCCAAAACAAGACCATAACGGCAGCGCTGTCCAACCTTGATATCGACATCGCAACAAACGATGAGATTGACAACGCCTTAAACGTTGCAGGCAGCGGTGACCTGCCGACAACTGGCGGTATTGTCCCTATTGCGATGGGCGGCACCGGAGCGACAACAACAGCCGGAGCACGTACAAATTTGGGAGTAAGTGCTACCGCAGATTTTGCAAACGTAGCATTTAGCGGGGCGTATGATGATTTGACCGGCAAGCCGGCGATACCATCCAGGACAAGCGACCTTGCCAACAACAGCGGCTATATCACAAGCAGTGCACTTAATGGTTATGTAAAATCGGTTAATGGTACATCTCCTGACAGCAACGGTAATGTATCAATAAGCGTGAGCGGGGGCGGCAGCAGCGGTGGCAGTAACTATACATTACCTACGGCAAGCAATAGCACACTTGGCGGCGTAAAGGTTGGCAGTGGCTTGACTATCAACACAAGCGGCGTGTTGTCAGCGGATATTACGGCATCTACGTTAACGGCATATGCTAAGACAACGGACTTGTCAGTGGTAGCCAAAAGCGGCAGCTATAATGATTTGAGTAATAAGCCAACTATTCCGAGTGCGTACACGTTGCCTAACGCTACAAGCAGTACGTTAGGCGGTGTCAAGGTTGGCAGTAACATCAGTGTGTCAAACGGCACTATCAGCGTTACCAAAAGCAACGTGACAAGCGCTCTAGGGTATACTCCTGCTACTACCAACAATGCGTCTTTTACAGGCACAACAATGGTACAGACGTTGACCGTCAGCAGCGTGCTTAATATTCCCGGTGGCAGTATCTGGATTGAGTAGGTGATGTTATGAGTATTTTAAGCAAAAAATTATATGTACAAAAAACAGGCGGCACGGCTGTTGCCTGCAACATCTACTCAACCTCAGCAGAAGCCGGGGACAAAGCTCTGCGAGTAAGAGTCGATAACACCGACGGCTATATAGCCCTTAAAGCGACAGACGATGCCAACGCTACAGGCATGCGTGTTAAAATCGGCGACATTATATACGCTGTTGCAACAAAACATGAGAGTGGCGGTGGTACGTCCGTACCGTACACCGAAACCTATTGGACTGAGGCTGGCGACCACAGCTTTACTGTCCCGGCTGGAGTAACGCGCCTACGTGTCGCTGTCTGTGGTGGCGGTGGCGGTAAAGGCGGCTGGAGCTTGGGAGGCAACGGCGGTGACAGTAATGCATTTGGTTTAAAAGCCACAGGCGGACGTGGCGGTTGGCGTTGGGGCGAAGGCAGTGGCGGTGAGCCTAACGGTATTGCATCCAGCGGCAACAGCATAACAGACGGCTTTTTGATGTCATTTGATATGACCATAGGCACATACGGCAGAGGTGGTCAGTATAGTGGCTCGGGCGGTTATGCGAGCCAATACATGGACGTTACCGCTGGACAAACCTATACGATTACTGTTGGGGCTGCTGGCGGTACGAACGGCACGGCTGGATTTGTGCTTATCGCATACGGGGGTGATGCTTAATGGCAGAAAACATGATTGACCTTAATGGCCTTGTGCACGTATGGAGCAAGGTTAAGACGTTGATTGCTGATTGCGCTAAGGCTAGCAGCCTTGCAACGGTGGCAACGTCGGGCAGTTACAATGACTTGACCGATAAGCCGACCATACCGAGCGCATACACGTTGCCGACGGCAAGCAGCTCTGTTATGGGTGGCGTAAAAATTGGCAGTAATATAAACGTGGCGAACGGCGTTATCAGCATTAACAAAAGTAACGTAACATCTGCGCTGGGGTATACTCCTCCTACAAGCGATACTGTTTATAATGACGCGACTACATCAACGGCAGGTCTTATGAGCGCAGCGGATAAGGCAAAGCTGGACAAGGTCGACGCTGATGCCGGAAGCGTTAAACTGATAACATACAGTTAAGGTTCTTAAGCCGTCTTATACAGGACGGCTTTTATTATGTAATTTTTAGGAGGTTGAAAGATGAACTATAAACTTTTTTTTGATAGCATGGTAGGTGCAGGCAAAACTCTTTATACCGGTTGGAATTATAAGGCGGTAGCTGCTGCGATTATGGTAATCCTGCTCCACAAGCATGCAATCCTGTTCTATGCGTTTTCTGCTTTGGTTGTGTTGGACTGTTTGACTAAGTGGTTGGCGATTGCGCATGATTATCTGATTAAGCAAGGCAAAACAGCGCCAACCATTCTTCAATCGCTGATTGCCATCAAAGCGGCAAGAAGCGCAGGGCTTATCTCTTCTGAAGTTATGAAGCACCGTTTTTTAGGCAAGATTTGCATATATTTACTGTGCGTTATGGCTGCTGCCAGTGCTGATCTGATTATGGTTGAGCTTAGTAAGCCTGCATGGGCAGTGAGTACAATCATCGGTTATTTAACTGCGACTGAATTGTTGAGTATAGTAGAAAACCTCAACGCTGCTGGCGTTGAGGCTGTAAAAGACTTAATTGATACTATTAAGAAAAAAAGGATGTGATAACATGGATCTTAGACATCTCTTAGCGCATGAGGTAGCTGCGGGCATCATTTCCACCGGCATCGAGGGCGCGTATGACTCCGTGAGCTGCAGCACCGCCGGCAATTATCCGAGCATGGGTGTGAGCCAGTGGGAGGGCGGTCGCGGCGATAATCTTTTAAGTTGGATTGCTGGCGGCCGTAAATTTATCGGCCGTACCTACTCCGACATTGTCGATTCCGGCGAGCTGCCGGAGCTGCGTGCGGTCCTTGACAGCGAGCAGGGCAGAGCTGCTCAACTGGAGATACTGGTCGCAGACTGCCTCGATTATGTCGACGCGCTGATGCCGTACATTAGCGACAGCAAATGCGTAATCTACGCCGGCATGTGGTGCCCAACCAGCACAAACGTTGTACGCGTTTTTGTGCGCAACCGCAAAAAACGGGGCTATGATGTCGATGACCTGTCTGCTCTGGCTGCTATTTTCGAGGATGAGTATTATGTAGCTGCTGCCGTCGGCACCGCCTACAAACAAGGCTATGCCAACAGAGCGAGAGCTACATATAATTATCTTGCAGGGCGCGATATAGATTGGGGGATGCTTGATGTATGATAAAGGGTGGATATATCGTGTCGGCGTTATGTGTCTATGCGCTGCTGTCGGTAGCTACATCCTGTACACCTGCTTCAGCGGCAGAGACAGCGCCCCGGCAGGAGATAATGGTGAGCGTCCCACTCAGCAGATTAATCGAGCTGCGGACCTTAACCGACAGGCAGGAGCTGAGGTTAAATCAGCTACAGGAGCTGTTGGACGCGCAGAGCAGCACGCTGAGCGGGCAGCAGAGCTCAATCAGTCAGCTCAGGCAGGAGTTGGCGACTGCAAAAAGCTCGTTGGCGAACTCAAAGCAGATAATCGACGAGCAAAACGCATCCTTGATGAGGTTATCGGAGAGCATCAAGCAGGAGCAGCGCCGGATACGGCGCATTAAGCGTCAGCACCTCTTATGGCAGGCTGTTGCTGGCAGTGTAGTGATATATGCGGCGCTTCAATAATAGTTTATATTTGGGGCCAACGCTGGGGCCAACGCGCCTAAAAAATAGCCAAAAACAGGGCGAAAAACAGCAAAAATCAACAACTGAAAAGCGTGATTTTTACACACAAAAATACCCCGCAACCTGCATGGTTGCGGGGTTTCTCTCATGGTGATCCAGGAGGGATTCGAACCCCCGACCCACGGCTTAGAAGGCCGTTGCTCTATCCAACTGAGCTA